CTAGTTATCATTTTTATATAAACTATCGAACACAGTATTGATTTTTTCTTTATCCTGATCTTCAAGCTCTCGAACAATATGAAGATAAGTAGACATTGTAGTTTCTAAACTGCTATGTCCTAAACGTTTCGATACGCTAAGTATATTTACTCCTTGATAAAGTAAAATAGATGCATGTGTATGCCTTAGTCCATGCAAAGTAAATTGCTTTTCAATTCCTAATTCTTTTAATTTTTTGCGCAAATATTTGCTGACGGCGTTTGATGAAACTAATCCATTTTTTAAGTTGAAAAAAACAAAATTATGAGGGTTTTTGATTTCAAAATTCTCGAATAATTCTTTTTGATTGATTTTAAACTTTTTTAAGAGATCAATCGTATGTTTATCAATGGAAATTTTCCGATTTGAAGTTTCGTTTTTTGTTTTTCCCCATTCATTTAATTTATAATTCCATGTTTTATTAATAGTGATGATTTGATCTTCGAAATCGATATCTTCCCATGTTAATCCTAGAAGTTCAGCAAATCGCATTCCAGTAGCACCAGCAACTAACACGAGCATAGGAGAAGAGTACTGCGCAGAAAGGTTTTCTTCTACGAGTTTCATTAAAGATTTAAATTGATCATAATCTAAATATTTATCTTCTTTTGGCTTCAATGAATTTTTTCCTTTGATTACTGCTTTTCTAGTTGGATCAAACGGAATTAATCCTTCTTCTACGGCATCTTTCAACGATGCTCTAATATGGTTATTAAACTTAATAACGGTGGATTTTACATGGTCTTTCGCATACTTATTTAAAAAGCGTTGATATCCAACTCTATCTAAATCAGAAATCAATACTGCTGGCATATATTTCTTTATGTTCATTAACGTATCTTCGTATTTTCTATAAGTGATAGGAGATACTGTTCCTTCTTTATAAAGTTGCATCCAATCCTCAAAGTAATCTGATAATAATAGATTTTTGCGATCCCCTTTAAGGCCTTTGGTCAGGTTATATTCTAATTCGTTGGCGGCATCTTTTGCTTCGCCTTTTGTCTTGAATCCTGATTTTCTTATCTTCGTGTATTTTCCGTCATCTTTTTTGTATGAAATTTCGTATTGCCAGCTATTTCCACGTTTCACAAATCTTGCCATGATTGAATCGGCTCACTTTCTTTGATACAATAGACACTATAAAGAAGCCTATTATGTAGGTTTGTTTTTTTTAGAACACGCTCGCTTTGGTCGGTGGGGCGTGTTTTTATTTATTATACAGTTGCTTTAAAAATAGCTGCTTTTTCAAATGATACTAGAGGAGAGAAGTGGATTTCTATTTCTCCCGTTTGGTTTAACGTGAAATGAGCAGTTACATCCATTTGTTTTCCTGGAGCAACAGCCCCCATAGTATTTTCGTTGGCATATGTTTCTGATTTCTTGTCATCTGGTCCGTATACTTCCACGTCTGTTCCTACAGGGAGATCAGAATCACCATCGTTTTTTACAGTGTAAGTAATTTTTACTACTTGTGCGGGTTGATTTTCTTCAAATTGATTTCTTTCATCAGTTAGTTCTACACTGTTTAGTGTATATTCAGCATCACCAACTTTTACAGTGTCACCAATCTTATAGAAAGTATCGCTTTTTTCTTCTTTAGAAGATGAAGCAGAGGTTGAAGATTTAGTTACTTTTTCGCCACCATTATCACTTGCTTTATTGCTATCTGAACCACCATTTAAAGCAGAACCAATAATTATAATTAAAATTACTGCTAATACCCAAAACCATACTTTTTTGTAAAAAGGTTTACTAACTTTATACATTTTTCCGTCTTGACCCATAACTTTTTTTGCCATTTAAATATTCCTCACTTCTTGTTATAATATATTTGTGATCTCAGAAATGAGGTATGAGTCCGTGTTGCAGCACGGGCTTTTTTAATGTTTTGCTGAAATCGGTTTTTTTTAATAATTCTTGATGTATTCATACATATTGCCTTGCGTAAGAATATTTTTTCTTAAAATAGCATTGGCAGACAGCATAACAAGTGTATCTGAGCTTATTCTGAATAGAATAATATTCCATAAATTTTTCGAGATTAAACTGAGATTCATCAGTCAGTTCGTTCTCAATATAGATATTTAATAAAATTAGAATAGCTATTTTATCTGCTTCTGTTTCAAATTTTGAGTGAAAAGTTGTAGAAGTATCGTACAAAACTGAAAATTCAAAATGAGAGGCGCTGAAATGTGCAAGTTCATGAGATAAATGAAAGGCTTCTGCAGTTTCACCGTATAGATTTTCATTCAAAAAAATGATTCTGGGTTTTGGGTAATAAAAACCTGGTTCTTCCATTTCCATATAGATCAATTTTAAATTATACCCACTCAGCATTTCTTTCAACTTTAAATACATGCAAACCATCACTCCAACTATTCATTTTCCTCTAAAGCTTTAGCAATTGCAATCGCTTTACGCATTGTCTCCTTAGATATTTCTTTCCCATCAAAAGAAAAAACAGTATCGTCTTCTGATAAATCCACATGTTTAGGGGTCTCTTTTTTCTCCCTTCCTAGAAGGTAGTCTACAGAGACTCCAAAGTAATCTGATACTTTTGCCAAACCTTCGGAGTTAGGTGATACTGATTTCCATTTACTGAAATATCCATTTGAATATCCCAATCTTTTTTCTAATTCTCTTACAGATATTCCGTTTTGCTTTGTTAATTCTTTTATTTTTTCGTATGGATTCATTGATATGTCAACCTTTCTAGACTGACAAGAAAAAATATAGAATTAAACTCTATTTATCTGTTGACAAATTAGAGCTAAAACTCTATACTTATTCTTGTAAACAAGTTTAACAACTAAAAAGACAACAAAAAACACTTTTGATTATTAAACGCCAACCGCCAAGAAAGCTTTTAAAATCAATGTTTATATGTCTTATTTAACTATGTACAAAGTATAGAATAAAACTCTATGTTTTGTCAATTGAATTTAGAAAAAAGTTGTTAAATTTGTTTACGAATATAAAAGAAAGGAGAGAAGAATATGAAAAAACAGTCTCGGCAAAAATCGAAGATTTGAAATTAGACATACTGAAACAAGCAAAAGTGGCGATGGAACACGCGGTAGATAAAGAAGACTCTGCCATGGTTGCAGCCATAGCAGAGATTTTAGCTCACGTTTAGTCATCGTTTTTACGGTCTTCTGGAAGCTGACCATAGATAACAGCATATTGAATATCTAAATAAGCTTGAGCAATTTCTTTTGGCGAAATTGATTCGCCTTTAGTAGATACTTGTGATTCGTGATTTAGCCATGCAACAACTAAATCCGCAGCGATTTTTTTATTCATACTTATTCACCACCTTATGCATTATTTCAGTAGACCACTTACTGATAAGAAAATTATATCAAAGAAAGGAATGAAAAAAATGAACACACCACAAATTTTTAACTTCGAACAAAACGAAGTTCGGACAATTTTAGTAAAAGATGAACCGTATTTCGTAGGAAAAGATGTAGCCGAAATTCTTGGATACGAACGCGCAGACAACGCTGTCAGAAATCATGTTGATGAAGAGGATAAGCTAATGCACAGAATTAGTGCATCAGGTCAAAATCGTAATATGACAATCATTAACGAGTCAGGCCTTTACAGTTTAATCTTAAAATCAAAACTTCCCTCTGCCAAAAAATTTAAACGTTGGGTAACAAGCGAAGTGTTGCCAGCAATTAGAAAACATAGAGGTTATCTAACTCCAGAAAAAGTAGAAGAAGCTTTGCTTAATCCAGATACGATCATTCAATTAGCAACTCAACTAAAAGAAGAAAGAACTGGAAGACTGATAGCTGAACAAAAAATAGCAGAATGCGAACCCAAAATCTCCTATTTAGATAGCATATTATCTTCTACAGATTCAGTAACAATTAGTCAGATTGCAGCAGATTATGGGTTGTCTCCACAACAGATGAATAAATTACTTCATAAACTAGGTATTCAGAAAAAAGTCGGTAACCAATGGTTATTGTGCAAAAAACACATGAACCATGGATACACGAAATCGCACACAAGTGAGATTCCGAAAGCCGATGGTGGCACTAAAATTGTAATGAATACCAAATGGACACAGAAAGGGCGTCTATTTATCTACGAATTACTAAAAAAAGAAAGATATTATCCTCAAATGGATTTAGAGGAGATTGGTTAGAAAGGAGGTTGAATAATGACTGATATTGCAGAAATCACTCAACGAGATAGAGAAAAAATCAAAGAATATGTCGAAAGTTCAAAATTCTTAACTTACACCATGCTTGCTGAAAGATTCGGTATTAGCAAAAGCTACTTATCTTTAATTTTAAACGGTAAAAAGACTTCTGCAGAAGCAAATAGAATTATAGATTCGATTATCACTATGTACGAATTGTAAAGGGAGGAACAGCTAATGCAATATCTAGAAGCAAAAATCCCAATTCCAGAAGGCTATGTAATTATCTCCCAAGTGGATTATGAGGAGTTAAAAAAAGCTGATGATACTGGTAGATGGATGACGTTGCCAGAAGTACTAGAACGGATTAACAGAAAATATGATTGGTTTACTTCTAGAGTTTTAAAGAACCCAAGATATAGAAATATTATCGATATCGAAAAAAACAAAAATGGATTTGTCTATTATCCAGTTGAAGGAAGAGACACATATCTATTTTTAAGAAGTAAAACACTTGAATTTTTAGAAACAAATTTTTCGGAAATCTTAAGGAGGCAAGCGGATGGGAAAATTTAATAGAGCACTAGTATTCAGCGCACCACTAATCATCTACGCTTTAGGACTTTGGGGAAGCAAACAAGCGTTGATAGGGACAATCGTTTACATGGTTTGGATTTTTATGGGGCTTGATGAAGCTGAGTACAAAACAAAAAAGCCAGTCGGGAGGGACTGACTAATGAAAAAAAGTTTAATGACTATAAACGAAAAACAATTGAAAGAAAATTTTAATGATCTCATCAAAGAATTTGTAAAAGAAACTGGAGAATTTCCTAATCAAATTCATCTAGTTGCGGAGGGGCATAGCCGGTATCAAACTGTGAAGTTTGAGATGAAGAAACAAATCTATTGAATTTAGTAATGCACCATCATAATAGGTTTGCTGTCAGGTAATATAGCGCGTTAGTTATTTGGTTTGATAAAACGTAGTAAACAACTTAAAAGAAAAGCAATTATTAACGTATTTGAGGGGTCGTCTGAAGTAACATTTACAAAAATAGCAGATACCACAAGGCTTAATAAATCTGAAGCAATTTCCTCAGCATACCACATTTTATCTTTGTAGAAAGCAGGTGAATCTTGTTGTTTTTCAGATGGTTCATTAGTTATATCTTTGTTCTTGGCTGTATTTATTTCTTCAAAAAGCTTTATAGAGTCATCAAGGACTTTCCTTTGCTCATTAAGGATATCAAAAAACTTAGCCTCGAACTCATCAGATGGATTGGAAGTGTCTTTAAAAAGTAGATTTTTTGTACTAACTTCCGGTTCGGAAGCAAATGCTTTTTCTAATTCTTGGGTAGCGACACCTACTCTGAAGTCATACTTAGACATGTCAACGACGAATTTTTTTGTGATTTTAGAGATATCAGAAAAATAAGGTTTTGGCATAGAAGCTGCCATTTTTTTAGCAATATTAAAACTTGGAGATTCTAATTGTTTCTGTATTGCGAACAAAGAAGGAGGAATCATATTAGCAATAGATTTGTTACGTTTCTCGACAATTTGAATGAGAGAATCATTGAGTATTGCTTGCGAAGCTATAAAAGTATCTTGAATTGCAATTAATTTTTTAGCTTGTTCTATCGCAGGCTGCATAGCGTTAACGACATCTAGAGAAGGAACAATGGTTTCACCGATCAATTTTGAAGAAGCTATCAATTTTTGATAATAAGGAGTATCTGAAATATCCAATTATATACACCACCTTTTTACCTAAATTATACCAAAAGGGAGAGAAAAAAATGCAAGAATTAGTAATTTTGAAAAATAAAGAAGCTGTGACTACGAGCTTGCAAGTGGCAGAAAGTTTTGAGAAAAAGCATCAACATGTTTTAAGAGATATTGATGCACTGAAAAAAGATGTGTCCAATTTTGGACAGATGTTTTCTGAAGGTAATGAGCCAGATTCATACGGCAGAAATCGACGAGTTTTCTTCATTAGCAGAGATGGATTTTTCTTGTTAGCTATGGGATTTACAGGAAAGAAAGCTATTTACTTCAAACAAAAATACATTGAAGCATTTAACGAAATGGAAGATGTTATTCGCAAGAATACTGTTCCTCAAACAATTGAAGACATGATGATCTACCAACTAGAAGAAATGAAAGATGTTAAAAAAGATGTTTCCATGCTTAAAGATACTATGCGAATTAGCGGACAACAAGAGTTTGAAATTAAGCAAAAAGGAAATATGAAAGTTATGGAAGTTCTAGGAGGCAAAGAAAGCCGAGCTTATGAAGAAATCAGTAAAAAAGTATTCTCAAAATTTTGGTCTGAATTTAAACGTACCTTTTCAATCCCAAGATATGGCGAGTTACCTCGTAAGAGATTCGATGATGCTGTTTCATTTATTGAAATGTGGTTACCAGAAACTGCGATCCGCATGGAAATCGATCAACTGAACAGACAACAAAGACTTTTCGGTGATGAAAATGAATAGAGCTGAAGCGCTAAGAATAGGGACGGTAATTGCTAATCGCTGGTGGAGACATAACAAACCAATCATCCTAAGCCAACAACATATTGATAAGCAAAAAGCTTGGCAACAAATAAAAAGCGACTCCGCCGGCAAGCATTGAGTCGCAAACAAAATACATCTAAGGAGATGTTACCACATGGAAAAAGAACTTTCCACTCTAGATCAATATTTGATTGATCCTGATTGGGGCAAGCCGAAAATTGAGGAAACAAGTGGTCGAAAAATCAGACGAAATCTTTTGACGAATGAAGAACTAGCTTGTGATCAAGATGATTTAGGTAACCTTGTAACTATTTGGGATCATGTTTATCTTATCCATCTATCGAAGCATTCGAATAAACCTGAATATATTTACGTCATCGAAGATGGCTTGATTGATGCGCTAGAGGAGTACGACAGAGATAACTTGATTGATATCTCTTATTACGGACCAGGTAAGAAATACATTGCTGAAATGGAGGCAGAATTTGATGAGTGAAATCAAAGGGACAACGAACTTTGAAAAACTTTTTAGTCGCAAGTTAAATAAAATTCTCAAGAAAAAAGGAAATTTTGATTATTTATCTTGGGCTCACGCGTGGGAGATTATGAAAAAGAATGATCCACAGGCAACGGTAACTATTAATGAGTATAAACACTACAGGGTTGTTTCTGGAACTCATCAAGACTTTCTTGTTGAGGAATATAAACCTTTTCTTATGGATGAAACTGGGACTTATGTATCTGTCTCAGTAACGGTTAAAGGACACACGGAAACAGAGTTATTTCCTGTTTTAGATTATCGAAACCAACCAGTTGTTAAACCAAATGCTATGCAAATCAATAACTCATTGAAGCGATGCTTTGTGAAAGCATTGGCTCTACACGGACTGGGATTATATGTATTTCAAGGGGAAGATATTCCAACACCACCTAGAATCGATACAAAGAAATTAAACATGCTAGAGACGATTCTAGAAGCTTTCAATGAGCAGATGGGTAAAGATATGACCAAAACCTTAATTGAATATGTTAATGAGCAGACAGATAAATTAGGTCTCTTAGCTGATAACGTTGAAACTATTGAACAGTTAAGCTATGAGCAATGCGCCTTGATGGAGCGAGCAATAGCAGCTAAGAGAAAAGAATTGGATAAGAAGTGATATGAGTGTTTAAACCACTAATAGATTCATACTCGGCGGTACTAAAGAAATTTAAAGGTAACGACATTGGTGCAACAATCAACGAAGAAGTAAATATCGAACGGCTGAAAACGATGTATGACGGCTATGATGGCGATCGAATCATTGAAATTCGTTTTATTGATCCACGTCGGTTCACCGCACAGCAACGAAACTTCATCTATGCGCTCATAGGCGATATTTTCATCGATACAGGCATGCCAACGGACTTCTGGAAGGAATTCTTTTACTTCCGCTTTGAAGGTGTCACAGGGCGCAAAATAAGCCTCAAAGATGAATCGAATACGACTGTGAGTGATGCTAACGTCTTAGCAAATATCATTTTAGATTTCATATTTGAACACCATATTCCTTTCAAAGAAGGCTATGAGATTTTACCAGCGAATCAAGAATATTACTTCTACAAATGCATCACAAAAAGAGTCTGCTGCATCTGTGGCAAAACAGGAGCTGATATTGATCACTTTGACAAAGCGTTAGGAAGACGAAAGCGCAAAGAAGTTGATCATTCAGAGTACACATTTGCAGCACTCTGCAGAATCCATCACACAGAGAAACACAAAATAGGTGTGATCAATTTCAAAAATAAATATCAAATCAAAGGGATCAAATTAAACCAGGAAACAATCAAAAAGTTAAATATTGGAGGGTAAAAATGACAGAACATCGAAGTTATTATGCGATTATACCAGCCAACGTAAGGTACGACAAAAGACTTAAACCAAATACTAAGTTGTTATACGGAGAGATAACGGCCTTGTGTAATGAAAGAGGCTTTTGTTGGGCAGGCAATGAGTACTTTGCAGATTTATATGGTGTGAATAAAGAGACCATATCGCGATGGGTAAGTGATTTGATTAAGTTTGGATACTTGAATCGGGAAATCATTTACAAAGAGGGTACCAATCAAATAATCAATAGGTACCTACGAATTAATCAATACCCTATTGACGAAAAACGCAATACCCCTATTGACGAAAAAGTCAAAGATAATAATACATCTATTAATAATACATTTAATAATACAAAAGAATATATAAGAGAGTTACCACCTTCGAAAAAATCGAAGGCTAAGCCCATCCGTCATAAATACGGAGAGTATAAAAATGTTCTTTTGTCAGATGAGCAGATGGAGAAACTCAAAATAGAATTCCCTAATGACTATCAAGAACGAATAGAACGGCTATCTGAGTATTGTGAATCATCTGGTAAGACTTATAAAAACTATTTGGCAACTATTCGAAGTTGGGCAAGGAAAGAAAAAAGTGAGCCTAAGAATGCAAGTGGTGCATACAAGCGCACAGGACGACGAGAGAAGCTTCCTGAATGGGCAATCGACCAAGAAGCCTATCTCAAGAAAAAAGCGCTAGAACGGGCTAATAGACAATCCAAAGCACCATTCTAAGAGGTGGAAAATTGAAGATCGATTATCTAGAACTAATTAATGAAATAGCAAAGTATAAAACTGGTGAGGAAATAGAAATTCTGAGAGACGTATATGATCAACTCGAAGAAGCTGGAATTGAAGGAATTAAGAATGATCGTTCGAGTTGGAGTAAACTCAGATACTATTTCGCACTTTATATCGATGGAACACAATTAAGAAATTTAGCATATACCAAATTACTATTTGTTGATTGTGTTAAAGGCTTGCAAAAACATCTTAATGAACTCGAGCAGGTGTAATCAGATGGACATAAAGACATTTACAGCACAGATCGAATTAATGCATCAAGAAGCTTTAAGACAAAGTGTGTCGTACGAAGACAAGTGGCTCAACACGTTCCATGGTGGACGTGAGAGCGCACTTGATCAAGTACTCAAATTATTGAAAGGGGAACGTCGAGATGGATAAGAAAGCGGCAATGCAGCGAATTATCGAATTGACTTATTCAGAAGATTGGCAAAATGACAAAGAAGCTGCTTCGGAAGTGATGAGACTTGGAAGAGAGATGTGGGCAGACAAGAGTAACAAGCCAAGACCGCGAAAAATCGCAATCTGGCATGGCGACAAAATTCTAGTCACAGGAACTGCCCAGCAGTTAGCAACTCTCACAGGATTGCAGGAGAAAATCGTGAGAAAGAGAGCTAGGTGTGGATACACAGACGTTAAGAAGAGAACGTTTAGGTACGTGGAGGAATCATCATGACAACAGAAGAAGTGATTCAAATGCGTATTCGAAGCATTCAACGTGAGATTGACGATCTGGAACGGACAAAGGCAGTGATGGTCAATGAAACGGCAAGGAAGGCAATCGATTTACACATAGTGAATTTAAGAAGGGAAATTCGTAGATTGGAGGGGTAAGTGTGGATAAGAAGGATGCAATGAAAAGAATTGCTGAATTAACTAAGTCAGAATCTTGGCAAGAAGACAAAGAAATAGTTGCAGAAGTCCAAAAGCTCGGTAAATCAATGTGGACTGAAAAGCCTAAACGGAAAACGCCGAGAAAAATTGCAATCTGGCATGGTGATCGAATTCTAGTAACAGGTACTGCTGAACAGTTATCTGAAATTACTGGTCTGAGCAAAAACATCATCTGGGATAGAGCTAGGAGCTTATGGATTGATTCAAAGGGGCGACAGTTTAGGTATGTGGAGGAGAAAAAATGCTAGACATGAGAATCGAAGATTATCGAATTACCAGTGATTCTAGAAACATTGTCTTATCGAAGGTAAGACGAGACGAAGAAGGAAACATCCGCTACACAGAAACAAAAGAAGAATCACGAGCAGATATCGGATACTTTCAAACTGTCTCATCGTGTTTAAAGGCGATACAACGCGATTACGTGTTAAGTGAAGAAAGAACGATAAAAAGTATTATCGAGTACAAAAAAGCGTTAGAAAACATCACTAGACAGTTTGAACAGGCATGTGAGATTGAGGAGGAGAAATAATGGATCTCATTACACAATACAGTGACATCATCCTCAAGAAAATCATGATGAAGATTCAGAAAGATAAAAAAACAAAAGAACGAGCGGAATTAGTTAAGTTGGAAATGGCTGAAACAGGAGCAGGAGTGCGAAGTAGCAGGCATTGGAAAGCAGCAGCAAACATTGAATTTTATTACAACGAAATTCAAAAAGGGTTCGATCAGATGCGTGAGCTGGATCGGCAAACAAATTGGAGCAAGAAACTTCATCAAGATCGTTTCAAATTTGTAGAGAAATATAAAGAGATATTAGACGAATACATGGAGGACAGCGAATGATAACGAGATTTCGAGCGTGGTACACACCATTTAAAGGTAAAACATTTGGACAAGAAATGAAATATGGGCAAGCAGGAAGGTTGATCACTCATGCTGAAATGGCTCCAGATAAATATGTGCTCATGCAATCCACAGGAATGAAAGATAAGAATAGTGTGGAGATATTTGAAGGGGATGTAGTAGCGGTTGAAAATCATCCATTTCAAAGAAAAGAAGATAGTGGCGTAGGAATGGAAATCGAAGGTAATTATGTAGTTGGATGGAATCAACACGACCTAACATGGTGTGCCGGAGATTTGTTATTAGCTAGGCTAAAGCCCTATGTAAAGGTCATTGGAAATATATATGAGAATCCAGAGTTATTGGAGGAGGAAATGAGATGAAACTAAAAGACGGATTTTACGCTAGTAGTCATGGTATCGGCGGTTTAATGCTGGATATGCCGACAAAGAATCCTAAAACACGCAAGAAACCAAAAGTCAAAGTCGGTGACATGGTTCGCTGTGAAGCAGAGGAGTTCGTTTATCCCTTCAGAGGATACGTTAAAAAGATACTGTCAAACTCAGCAATCATTCGTATTGAAAACACGATGAAATGTGACAAGTGGTTAGCGAAAAGCAAAGAGAATCTAGCAGTGGTGAGATTGGTGGATATTGAACTAATCAATGACAAATAAAAAAGCCGGATCGCTCCGACTGATGTAATAAATCCGACAAGTTTATTATATCACATAAAAGGAGCGGTTTGACTTGATGCAATTGTTACGAGAGGTAGATTTCAAACAGACAAGATGTAATGCGAGAGATGTGCTGAAGAACTTTCGGCGTTTGGAGCGGATGGCAGGTCGCTCTTTGATAGATATTAAGTCTCCGATTATTACGGATATGCCGAAGGCACCGAAGCATGGCAATAAGACAGAAGACGCGATCATTCAGATGATGGATATAGAAGCAGAGAGAGATGCGATTTTAGCGGCTTTGATGGCTCTTAGTCTGATTAGCCGTCAGATACTCTACTACAGCTTCTGTGACGTAAATAAGCACTCTAATTATGAAATAGGTCAATTGATACGAGGATACGGAGAGAAGAACGTAGAAAAATTGAAATCCATCGCGTTGATCGAATTTGCAGAAGCATATAAAAAAGGCGTGTTAGTTCAGTATCGTTGATTTTGTAGGGTTTTTGTAGGGATAGTGTAGGGTTTTTGAGTGTTTTAACGTGATATTATGGTAGTGTCGAAAGATTAGGAAACAGGACCTCGACAAAATAAAATGTAAGGGAGGAAATCTCCCTCATCGTTTAATTAAGCTTCGATAGACAGCAACGGAAATATTAAGAATAAGGATGTGAATTTCAACTCCTTCTAAATTATTCTTATTATCTATCATCCGTTGCTGTCTATTAATTTATGTGTTGGAGGGAAAACGAATGGAAGTCGAACAAATAAAGTATCAAGGTATGGATCGGGAACGGTTGATTGATATTATTGAGCAACAACGTTTAGAATTGATCCAAAAAGAAGCTGTATGTAAAGAGTACAAAAAACATTTGGAACAAGTAATTGAGGATCATTCAGTAGAAAAGTACAGATCAGTTGTACAAAAAAATAGAGAAGCAGACGATTCCATTTTTAATGAAATTAAAATGAAATTCAATGTATCAAATCTTGTTGAATTAAAAAAACTGATTAAGTTGGCACAAAACCAAGTTAATCAGTTAGAAGAAACATTAGAATTGATTGAGAAATTTAAAATCCAAGTTTCTTAGCAACATATTCCTGTGTGGCAGTTCCAAGCATATCAGTCCATGTGTTGAAATTCGAGTTTTGGGACACGAATCTATCCATATCTTCATCAGGGATAGCTGCAAAGGCTTCTTCGCTACTTACATCAAAACCACTTTTTTCGAAAAATTCGTCAAGGCTTTGACAACTAGTGTTTTTGGAAATAAAAGAATCGGTTAACAGATCAGCCATAGGAATCTCATTATCTCCATCTAGCTCTTGAGCAGCTTTTGACATTTTGTTTAGATGACTAGTTAGATCATCAAAACCGCTAAAATTATTAGACATTACCTTTTCTCCTTATAATTCATTTCAGCGGACCACTCGCTGATAACTAAAATTATACGCTTAGTATTTATTTTCACAATATTAATTTATCGTAATAACTTTTGAGTAAATAGAACAAAAAACCTGCACTAGTTTCCGCTAGTACAGGCAGTGACTATATCGGTTGATAATCTAGCATATATTAAAAATAATTGCAAGAAAAGAAATTTATAGTGGTTTATACCAAATTATCAAAGCAATGTTATTTTGTTGCTGTCTATTGTTTTTTAATTATTCACACGATAACTAAAGGTGGGTGAAGAGAAATGATTCCATTAATAATTTCAATTTTTGCGCTCTGTCTTAATGTCTATATGATTGGATTTAAAAATGGGCAAAATAAAAAATAGTAGCAGCCAAGAATAATTTTATAGTGTCGAGTGTCACTGTGGCGGAAATAGAAGACACAACGGTAAATGACGAGTAGCCTCGTGAGAGCCTAGTAAGTTCTCGTGTGTGGTGCGATTCCACTCCAGTGACTTTGGGTTTGCGGTACAAGATCCCGAAAGTAAAACCGCTAGCAACCGAGGGTTGGAAATGGGCGCTCAAAGTACACGAGCAAGGCGAGGTCGATAGTAATCGATGGAATCGGTGTAGGTTGCTATTACATAGTTGGTTAGGTCAGATTGAGTTTTGGGATTTGGTACAAATGAATCGTCAAATGACTCAAGCACAGGATCGGAAACGTCCCTGCCTGTGCATTACATATGAGATCACTCTTTGAGTGGTCTTTTTATTTTATATAAAGGAGGTAACAACAATGTATAGACCACAATACTTAGAACAGAAGTATGAAGTAATCACTGTTCATAAAGGTAATGGCGAAAAAGTATATGAGTATAGAAGACCAATAAAGAGCGATACATATAAACGAAAGGAAAACAATGAAGTTATTCCATTGTATGGCAAAAGAATAGCTAAGCATTAAATAAGATTGCGAAAGGAGACGGAACATGACCGAGGAATTCTATAGATGGCTATTACAGTTGATAAGAGAAGATCGTATGGTTAAGTTCTATCAGTCTCCTAAATGGCGTAAGCTTAGAGAGAAAGCGATGAAACGAGATCACTATGAATGCCAAGAGTGTAGAAGACTAGGTAAGTATCATAGAGTAGAGAACGTTCATCATATAAAGGAAGTCAAGGATAGACCTGACTTAGCTTTAGATTTAGATAATCTTATTTGTTTATGTGTTGAACATCATAATGAAGTTCATGGAAGATATCTTACAGCGTTAGATAAACAAGAGAAGAAGATAGAAAGCTTTGCTAACTTCGACGCAAGTGAAAGGTGGTAAGTGCATGATCATCAATGACAATGGCAGAGAGTATGATACAGAAAAGATTGAAGAGTATTCATCTTATACACAAGGATTAATTAAACGTTTGATATACGTTCGCTATGTAGGTATTAGGGATCTGTTATCAGATAACTGTTGTAGCAAATACAAAGTGAATCAAGTAAGAGAAGCGTTGAATAAAGATAATAACGTTGAAAGAATAAAAAATGTTTTTGGATATGGCATTGAAGAGATTAATTATTACATTGACTTCGCTGAAGCTTTCATTCCGATGGTGAGATAACCCCCCCTTAAAATAAATCGCAAAGTTTTTGGGGGTGATGAAACGGAGGGGGCTATCAGGAAAAGAGATTTTTTCGAACTTTATCATGAAAGGAGGGCTAAAATGTTTAAAAACGAATTGTCTCAAAATCGCTACAGAGAAAAATTACGCCGCTCTTTAATAAGCCAATTGGAAAGTCAGAAAACAAATATTGAGCCATTTTTAGATAATGTTGATCGTTATATCAGTTTATGGGAAACGGCGATATCACTGGAAGAAGATATATCCGAGAACGGTATTAGATTGGAGAATGGTAAAAAGAATGAATCAGTAGCGTTGCTTGTTTCTGTCAACAAACAAATGGGATTGATGTTGGATAAACTTGCCATTACTCCTGAATTGGTAGGTGAAGCAAATGAATCAATTCCTGAGTTATAAGCATATTGAAAATTGGTTCAAAGCTATAGAAGAAGGCACTATCAAGGTATGCAAAGAGCAATTATTGCTAAAAAAGTATCTAGAAGAAAGAGTCTTTACTAGAGAAGATATTTACTTCGATAAGCAAATGGTAGAGGATTCAATCAATATACCAGCACAATACTTTCCATTTGAATTAATTCCGTGGGAAAAATTTCTACAATGTTTTATTTATGGAGTCCGATGGAAAAAAGATAAAACGCTTGTGTTCAATAGATATCTTTCATTAATGGGACGTGGTAATGGTAAAACTGGTTTTGCTTCTTGGAACAATTTTTTCTTGCTGACTGCAAAACACGGTATTAAAAATTATGATATTGATATCTATGCCAATAATGAAAGTCAAGCAAAGACTAGTTTTGATGATGTATTTAAAGTAATTAAAGATCATCCTGATTTAGATAAAAAAGTATTTAAAGCTACGAAGGAAGTTATTCAAAATATCGCTACAAATAGCAAGCTTCGTTATAACACGGCAAACGCTAGAACAAAAGATGGTAAACGACCAGGAGCAAACCGCTTTGATGAAATTCACGAAAATGAAGATTATTCAATGATAAATGTAGCTACTTCTGGTGGTGGTAAAATTCGAGATTATAGAGAATTTTATGATACAACTAATGGTCACGTTCGAGGTGGACCACTTGATGACATTATAGAAGAATCAAAAATGATTCTTTCTGGAGAACTTGGAATTGATAAGGATGGAGCAGAATTTTCTAGTTTGTTTCCATTTATTTGTCGCTTGGATAATGATAATGAAGTTGATGATCCTGACATGTGGGAAAAAGCTTGTCCAACTATTAATTACAATGCAGATCTAAAACGGAAAATGTTTCAAGAATACTCTCAAATGCAACGTAATGCTGGTTTAAGACTTACGTTCATGACGAAACGAATGAACAGACCAATGGAAGATACACGATTTGCTGTAGCTTCATATGATGATGTTCTTCATACAAAAGAAAAAGAATTCCCTGAAAAAATGGATGAAGTGATAGGAACAGTCGATTTTGCTGATAGACGAGATTTTGCCAGCGTTGGGTTGCTAGGAAAATATGATAAAGATGTTTATTTTACACAACATACTTTTATCCACGAATCAGCCCTTCGATTACAAAACATCAAACGAGAGGTTATAGATATTTCTATAGATCAAGGAAAATCACAGATCGTTCATGGAAAAAATATAGAAGCTGATTATATTGTAGGTTGGTTTCTTGAAATGAGTAATAAATATTATATTAAAAAAATCGCTATGGATATGTACCGTGCAAAAATATTGAAGCCCGCTTTAGAAGAAGCAGGTTTTACTGTGGAAATTGTTCGAAGCGGATCTGTTACACATGGTATGTTAAAAGATCTGGTTGATGACCTTTTTATTAATCAACGTTTATTTTTTGGTGACGATGCGATTATGCGTTGGTATTGCATGAATGTATATGAAGAGCATATTTCTAATGGAAATATACGCTATGAAAAAATAGAACCTGAAACTAGAAAAACGGATGGCTTTTTTTCATTCCTTCATGGTTTGAATTTTTTAGATGATATTTATGATTCTGCTCCTGTAACAGTCACAAATAGCTCAGTAGAAAATACAGGAACTGGATTTACTCCTCTAGTATTCTAACTTGAAAGGAGGTGAGAAAGTGGGGATTTTTCAAAAGGCGGTAGGATACTTCACAAAAAAAGCAACGGTTCCTTTAGAAGAATACTTTTGTAAATTGCAAGTTGATTTTGTGTATCGAAAATTTGCAATTGAAACTTGTATTGATTTGATTGCAAATGCGATGAGCAAAGCGGAATTCAAGTCATATGAAGATGGAAAAAATAAAAAGAATGATCTTTACTATAGGCTGAATGTAGCTCCTAATAAGAAAAATAATGCAACAGAATTTAGAAAAAAACTGATTAGGAGATTGATATTCTACAATGAAGTATTGATCGTTTCTCCATCTAATAATTCTAGCGAAATATTTATTGCGGATAGTTGGGATGTCACAGAATATGCATTGAAAGATGATGTGTTTTCTCAAGTGCAAATTAACAACATAGTCCTTGATAGAGAATTTCTAGAAAGTGATGTTATCTATATAAAATACGCAGATCAACAAATTAGGCAACTAGTTGATGCGTATTATCAAGCGTATGGGAAACTCATTTCTAGTGCTATGAATGTTTACAAGCGTTCTAACGCTCGTAGATACGTACTGAAAGGGAATTTATTCCGATCGCAAGACAATACAACCCAAGATCAAATCAATAAAATGATGACATCACAATTTAAGGCTTTTATGGAAGCTGATAATGCAGGTGCGGTATTTCAATTACAAAATGAGTACACATTAGAAGATTTCAGCGGAAACTTTCAAAGCAATTCAAGAGATATAAAAAACTTAATAGACGACATCTTTGAGATGACAGCAGCAGCGTTTCACGTTCCGAAAAACCTACTAAAGGGAGACATGAGTGGGTTATCGGATCAAGTGGACGCTTTTTTAATGTTCGAAATCATTCCAATTGCTGAACTTATTCAGGATGCGTTTAACGCTAGTCTCTATGAAGCAGAAGAATACTTGTCAGGGAATTTTGTGCGTGTTGATACAACTATGATCAAGATTACTAGCTTCAAAGATTTGGTTGACGCTATTGATGTAGGCATTAGAAATGGGGTATTTACAATCAACGAAGGAAGAGAACGCGTTGGAAATGATCGCTCTGATAAGGCGATGGCAGATGAAATATTTATAACTAAAAACAACCAACAAGTATCGAAAGGAGGTGAGGCGAATGACGACAATGAAAACATTTCTAGCAGTGAAGAATGAAGGCACAGTACCGCAAATTTTTATTCAGGGATTTATTGGTTCTAGTTGGTTCTTTGAAGGGAATACTGACAAGGGAATCAAAAATATTTTGGATAGTCTAGGTGATCAAGAAGAAATTGAAGTAGTAATTAATTCAAACGGTGGAGACGTATTTCAAGGGATTGCTATTGGGAACTTACTTAAGTCAAATAAAGCAAAAGTTAACGTTGTGATTAACGGATTAGCCGCTAGTGCTGCTTCAATTATCGCAATGGCTGGCGATACTGTAAAAATTTACAACAATGCGCAATTGATGATTCACCGCGCTTCCACATATGGAGAAGGTAATGTTGATGACTTCCGCACGATTGCTGACCAACTGGAATCAATTGATAAATCAGTAAAGGCTTCATATAAAACACGATTCAATGGCACAGATGAAGCATTGCAAGAACTTCTTGAAAAAGAATCGTTTATGGATGCAGAAACAGCTTTGAGTTATGGATTGGTCGATGAAATTATCGATGCAGAAAATAGCTCAGGTACTGAAGCTAAAAAAGAACAAAGCGTTGAAGAAATTTTGAATGAAGTTGAAGAAAAAAGAGCAGAAAAAATTGCTGCATTTACAGCAGCATTAAATAAAACATTTGGACAAGGAGATGCAAAATAATGACAGTTAAAAATTTAAAAGGTGTAACAGCTGCAAGCGACCAATTGATGAAGGCTTTTAAAGATGGTAACGAAGAATCTTTTAGTGCAGCTATGGTAAGTTTATCTAAGGAAATTCAGGATAAAATTTTAGAAGAAGCAACAGCAAAAAATCAAGATCAATTAGTATTAATGAATCGTGGTCAGCGTGTGTTAACTACGCAAGAAACAAAATTCTATAACGAAGTGGTGAATAACGAAGGTTTTGCAGGGGTTGAAGAATTAGTACCAGCTACTGTATTTGAACGCGTATTTGAAGATCTAGAACAATCTCATCCACTATTGCAAAAAATTACTTTTGTTAACACAACTGGTGTAACAGAATGGATTGTGTCACGTGGAGTCAATCCAGCATGGTGGGGTAAACTGTGCGAAGCTGTTAAAAGAGTTTTAGATAATGGCTTTGACGTAATTAACATGAAGCAGTTCAAGCTATCAGGTTATATCCCTGTATGTAAGGCAATGCTTGACTTAGGTCCAGTATGGTTAGATCGTTATGTTCGTACTGTTTTAGTTGAATCGTTGAGAATTGCATTAGAACAAGCAATTGTTGATGGTACTGGTAAAGATATGCCAGTTGGAATGATGCGTGACATGAGCAAACAAACTAGCGGAGAATATGCTGAAAAAACAGCAGAACCTATTACAGCTTTAGATGCTGCAACTATGGGCGATTTGATGGCACGACTATCAAAATTCAATATCGAAGGTGTAGATGATCCGATTTATCGTAATGTAAATCCTTCTGATGTGGTCCTAATTGTGAATCCAACAGATTACTGGTCTAAAGTTTTCCCAGCTAAAACTGTACTAACTGCTAATGGAGAATATGTACAAGTATTGCCAGTACCAGTTTCAGACTTGCAGTCAACTGCTGTGCCAGAAGGAAAAGCAGTTATTGGGGTAGCTTCAGATTACTTCATGGGTGTAGGATCTACGCTAAAAATTGAAGCTTCAGATGAATACCATTTTGTTGAAGACGAACGCATTTATCTAGCTAAACAATATGCAAACGGACAACCTAAACGTAATGATAGTTTCATTGTATTAGATATTAGCGCTTTGGGAACTACTACTACAACTACAAAACCAACAACCACAACAACTACAACACAAGCGTAGGTGATCATAATGAAGTATATTCTTTGTCAGCCGGCAATCAATCGGTTTAAATGGGAGCTTGAAGTTTGTTTAACTAATCTGAAGAAACTAGGAATCAAAGACATCATATTGCTTTTCAGCAGACACGATGATCAGATTCCTATTTTTTTTGAGAAGGAATATGGCGTTGAAGTTCATGTGTACGATGATCTGCGGGACGACAAAGAGTATATTCCTTCGATTAAACCATATTTATGGTGGAAATATTTAGAAGAAGATCATTCGCGTGAGAACGACCGATATTTCTATATCGATTCGGATGTCATTTTCAATAAAAGAATTAATTTGCGCAAATTGCCTTCTAAAGATGATGTTTGGTATTGTAGCGACTGCTGTAGTTATCTAAGTCTTGATTATATTAGAAGCTGTGAAAACGGAGAAAATATTCTAAAAGATATGGCAAATATTGTAAATGTTACAGTAGAATCTTTGGAAACTATAAACACTAATTCAGGAGGCGCACAGTGGGTTATTAACCGTCCTAAAGCGAATTATTGGAAAAAGGTTTATCTGGATTCTAATCGGCTATATCGCTACCTTAGAGGGCAAAAAACAAATATACAAATCTGGACATCCGAGATGTGGGCACAGCTTTGGAACATGATGTATTTCAATATTGGTCCTAAAGTTCACGAGGAATTAGACTTTTGTTTTGCTACTGACCCAATAGAAAAAGTTAAAGAAGTAAAAATCTTGCATAATGCTGGAGTAACAACAAATGATGAAGATTTATTTTTCAAAGGGAGATACGTGACTTCCACACCTTTTGATGAAGATTTATCATTTGTAAACAAGAAAAAATGTTCTTACGCATATGTTAAAGCAATTAAGGCGGTGGTTAGATGACGCCTGAACAAGTGACTGAAGAATTGCTAACAGCTGTGAAGGATAACATTTACGTTACCTGGAATGAAGAAGATGAGTCAATTAAAAAGATGATAGCTAAAAATGCCGTTTATCTTCAAAGTAAAGTGAGTACAACTCTTTCTTTTTCTCCTGAAAGCTTAGAATACGGATTGCTAATCGAAAGATGTAGATACGACTGGAATCGTGCTTTAGATGAGTTTGAACAAAATTTCGCTAGTGAGTTATTAGGTTTCATTCAACATTATGCGCTACAAGAATATATTGCAGGTGATGGGAATGGCGAATAATCGTAGACTCGAAGAAACGTTCAACGATGGATGGTTAAAGATTTTGACGCAAACCACAAAAAGAAATGAATTAGGAAAAAAGATTGGTGTAGAAGATACAGAAATCACTTCTTTAAAATTTAGAAATCTTTCCATGAGAGATAGTGATATAACAGCTATGGATGCGATGGGATCGAAATTAACTAAGAAAGTAAAGACTCCATTTCATCCAATCGCCAAGAAATTTAATAAAGATCAATATTTTATCGTAATCGATAGTATGCGTTACAACGTTATCTATGCCGATTACGATAATTTTTATATCTATTTTTATCTTGAAAGTGTGGGTGAATATGGTGATTGATAATTCTAAAGAAAAAGAACGTTTAAATAAGCAAATTTCTGCTATCAAAACTTCCTTAGAAGAACATTTTAAGCTCAAACTCTTTCAAGACTCTGTTGGCGAGGATGAGCTACCTGATGATTTTAATTACTTCATTCTCGAAACAGGAGAAATAGAAATGATCACTGAACCAAAATATAGCGTGGGTCAAAATCTATATCTAACTTTCTATTCAGAAAATAGAGAAGATTTAACAGGAGATTCACTAGATATTATTTCATTGATTCAAAATCGTTCGATTCGTTTTCAGAGAATGGATCCCAACCATTTAAAACTAGAAAATCAAGATCGCTATATCGATCAATTGGTATTTACGTTTAGACGATTATTGAAGAGTGATTGTCATGGCTAAAAATAGTTGGGAGCTAAAAATAAATGGATATGATGAACTTCTTGTGCGGATGGAACGCTATTCAAGCGAGAGCGAACGACTGATTAACGAAGCATTGAAATCAAAAGGTTCAGATATTGCAGTGGATAGGATTACGGAAAAAATTCCTGTTTCTGAAGCAGATTTAAGAAGAGGACACCAACACGCAAAAAATAGTCGTCCACTTAAGACTCAATATATTAATTTGGGTTTCATCATTAGACCTACAAGAAAATTTGAGTATTTAAAATATCCTGATTTGGGGATAGGTACTTCTAAAAGAAATCAGCCAGACGAATTTATGAGAAGAGGATTAGGTCTTGCACTTGATCCAATTACAGAACTTCTGATTCGTCAATTCGATAAATTAAATAAATAGGGGGAACAACAATGGCTAAAACAACAACTGTAGTAACAACGTTTGATAACGTGAGTATCAAACGAATTGCTTTTAATTTTAAGAACGCAGAAAATGCAATCGCAACAGATTGTAACGGACAATTAGATGGCGAAACAGAAATGCAAACGGTGGTTAAAAAATGTGGAGCGACAGAAGTAAAATCAAAATCTAAACCAATCAATATGACGGTAACAATTACTGCACATGTACCGATGGAAGTTTATCGACGTTTCAATGGATTGAAACAAGATGAACGTATTAAACCAGGCATTTACTCTTACGGTCCTGATTCCGTAGGAGAAGATTTCTCACTTGCTGCAGAAATCGTGGATGACTTCGAACAAAATAGCAAGTTAGTTGGTATGTTAGCATGCACTTCAAATACAGGATTAACATTCTCTATTGAAAATGGTGCGGATGAAGTAGCTGCGTTAGAACTAGAAACAAAAGTTATGCAAGATGAATTTGGTAAATTCTATCATGAAGCAATTGTTGCAGAACTTGAAGAAGACTTAACAGATCAATGGATGACAAATCTATCTGCTGATGTGATTAAAAAGAGTTCAACAACCACTACTACAACGACACAAGCTTAAACATAAAACGGAGGTAGCAAAATGAACGAAGATTACTCAAAAATTGAACTAAACGATGGAACAATTTTGAATTTAGAACCTAAACTGAATATCAAGAAATTATTGATGATCAATAGAGATTTTAACACAGACGAGTTTGCAAAAATGTCGATGGGAAAAGGCTCTATGGACATTACAGTTATTCAAGGTGCAAAAGCCGTATATGTAGCTTATCGTCAAGCGAACATGGTTGATTACATTTCATTCGATGAATTTATCGACAAATGGGATTTTGATATGGAGGTTGCAGTAGCTGTATACAGTACTATGATGTTCAAACAAGCACGAGATGCCTATCAAAAAGAATTCGAAAAAGCAAATAAGGAAAAAAAGCTTCAAAAGTAAAAATGCCAAATCTCTTAGTTGAAACGTGGGTCGATGTCTATTCGATGTTGACCGACGTTTTTTCTATGCCTTCAGATTTGGTTTTAAGCGATATCTGTTTAGATGACATTTTGCAAATGGCTTACAACAAGAGTGCTTATGAAGGATGGAAAAACTATGCAATAAACCAATCCCAGAAAAACTAAAGAAAGGAGGTAAAAAATGGCTAAAAAGAGAACAGAAGCAGAAGTAACATTTATAGCTAACGATGACGGATTGAAATCTACGTTAAAAGAAATCAGTGCTGAATTAACTAAAAATAGAGCAGAATTAAAACTAGAACAAGCTCAATTACAACAGACTGGTTCTGAATCAGACAAGTTAGGAAGTAAATTATCTTCTTTAGAGAAGCAGTATGAATTACAAAGTCAAAAAGTTGAAGTAACTAGTCAACGTTTAGCCAATGCGAAAAAATATTATGGAGAAAATTCCACCGAAGTTCAGAAACTTGAGAGAGAACTGATTAATCAACAAACAGCGCAACAAAGGTTATCTAATGATATCGATAAAACGAGTAAAGCATTGGCTCAATCTAAAGGTGAATTTAAAACCTATGAGTCAACTATGAAGGATTTAGATAATGAGCAACAACACCTAAAATCAAGTGCATCATTAGTAGAATCCGAATATAAAAAATGGCAAGCAACTGCTGGTCAGTCTGCTACCGAATCTGAAAAATTATCAAAAGCACAAGAATATGTCGGCAAACAGAGTGATATTGCTGAACAAAAAATCGAAGTGCTAAAAAAACAATTAGATGCCACACAAAAAGAATTTGGAGAAACATCTACCGAAGCTTTAGATATGAAAACTAAGCTTAATGATGCGGAAAGAGAATTCGAAGAATTAAGTAATGCTGCTAAAAACGTTGATACATCCACAGTAGACGATATCGGCAAAAAACTTGATATGGGCAATTTAATGGAAGCTACTGATCACTTGTCAGTGATCGGAGATAAGCTGATTGATGTAGGCAGTAAGTCTATTGAAGCAGCTGGAAAAGCACAAGCTATGCAGGCCCAATTTAAACAAGTCTTTGGCTCTTTAGAAGGGGAAGCGCAGGACGCCGTTGAGGGAATGGCTGAAAAATTTGGAATGTTACCAAATACGATCAAGCCTGTTTTTACGCAATATACGTCAATGTTTAAAGGACTTGGATATGATACAAAAGAAGCTATGGAGTTAGCTGGTGACAGTACTCAGTTAGCAGCAGATGCAGCAGCTTTTTACGATAAGTCTATGGATGATGCTAGTGAATCTCTTAATTCATTCATAAAAGGGAACTACGAAGGTGGAGAACAAATAGGTCTATTTGCTAATGATACTCAAATGGCTGCTTATGCTGTTAAGCATAACTTGATACCAGCGACTGAAGGAGCAAAAAAAGCCAGTGAAGAGTCATTGTTAGCCGTTGAAAAAGCACAATCTAAGTATGCTGATGCTATTAAGAAACATGGAGAAGGATCTTTAGAAGCAAGAGAGGCTGCTTTAAAACTTAAAGATGCGCAAGATAAAATAAATGAAGAATTAGGCCCACAAACTCAAAAATGGTCTGATTTAGATGAGGCTACCAAACAAGCAGTTCGAGTTCAATATGCTGAAGATATGCAAAAATTAGCCGGTGCTACAGGTCAGGCTAGTAGGGAGTCTGATGGTTTAGAAAACCAAATGACAAGAGCAAAGCAAGCATTAGAAGATTTTTATGCCTCGTTGGGTGAAGATATATTGCCTGTGTTTATCAAAGGGTTACAAGCAGGCGCGAAAGCTTTGCAAGGATTAGCCGAATGGTGGAGTAAACTTGATGGACCAATGAAAAATTTCATTTTAGCTCTTGGAGGAATTCTAGCATTATTAAGCACATTAGCTCCTGTTATAACCGCAGTTGTTACGATAGTTGGCACATTTGGTTCTACAGTTTTGCTGCCAATAATAGGAATTATAGCGGGCGTTGCAGCTGTAATAGCGATTGTAATCACAGCGTTTCAGAACTGGGGTGCAATTACTGACTGGTTTAAGGGAATATGGAGTAAATTCACTGATTGGTTGGGTGGTACTTGGGAAAGTATAAAAGAAGGTGCCTCATCAGTTTGGGATGGAGTTAAAGAAACCTGGTCTGGATTTGTAGATTGGGTTCAAGATATTTGGCAAGGAGTTTCTGATTGGTTTGGAGAGCTATGGAGCGGATTAGTTGAAGGAGCTTCCAACATCTGGCAAGGAGTCCAAGAAACTTGGCAAACATTCGTTGATTGGGTTTCAAATATTTGGAACGGAGTCAAAGAAGTATGGTCGATTATTTGGGCAGACATTGTAGGAATTGTTCAAATACCATGGACATTAATAATGTCATTGATTCAAGCTGGTATTAATATTATCGTGGGTATTTTTGATGTAGCTGGACAGTTATTAGGCGCAGCTTGGCAAGCTGTTTGGACACCTATTTCTGATTTCCTTAAAAATACTTGGGATACTATGACACAATGGATAAGCATCGCTTGGAACGGAATTGTAACTACATTCCATACTGTATTTGATCCAGTAGTGGCATGGTGGAACGGTATATGGACATCCATTAGTACTACGGCTTCAAATATTTGGAATTCAATTAGTGCAACAGCTTCTAGTATTTGGAACAGTATCAAGAATACAATCACTAGCTTGGTACAAGCAGCTGCTACAGTAATTCAAAATATTTGGTCAACTGTATCTAGTTGGTTAGGTGGAATTTGGAATTCAATCAGCTCTACAGCATCAAATATCTGGAATAGCGTGACTAGTAGTATAAGCAATGCTATAAATGCAGCTAAAAGTGCCATTCAAAGTGTTTGGAATAGCATATCTTCATGGATTAGTGGCGTTTGGAACGGTATTAAAAATACAGCTTCAAATCTTTGGAACGGAATTACAAGTACCATTAGTACTAAAGTAAACGATGGAAAAAATGCAATTTCAAGCGGTTGGTCCAATCTAACAGGTATTGTTTCCGACATATTCAATAATGTTAAAAGTACAATTGCTAACATTTGGGAAGGTATCAAAAAGACTGTTAGCGCTCCGATTGATTGGATTAGAGATAAAATCAGTGGTATCTTTGATAATTTGAATATTTCTATACCACATATTCCGTTACCACATTTTAAATTGAGTGGGGAATTCAATCCATTGAAGGGAAAAATCCCAACGTTGGGTGTTGATTGGTATGCGAAAGGTAGTGTATTTAATTCTCCGAATATTATCGGTGTCGGTGAAGCAGGGCCTGAAGCAGTTTTACCTTTGAAAAGATCTGTGCTGCAAGAAATTGGTGATCGTATCTTGAGTAGCACATCAGTTTCATCTAGGGCACAAACGATTCAACCTGTTAACAATTACGAATTCAATTTCACAATTGATGGTAACGCAGATGAGGTTACTATGAAGCAAACAACTCAACAAATCATTGATAGCATTACAAAAGTTCAAAATGATAATGCTTCGGCATGGCGTTAAACAGGAGAGTATTTCTCCTGTTTTTTTTAGTATTAAAAAGGATGTGAAAAAATGACTGATTGTATACATTCTATAATCGATGGATTTCCTGATTATTTGCATAAATTGGCTTTAGCTGAAAGACCAACCATACCTTCTCCAAAAAGACAGAGAGTTGAAACTTCTGTTTTAGGACGGTTAGGTGGCTTAGTACAAGATTACTCGTTTGAAGACATGTCGTTTACATTGCACTATAACTATTTAGAGGATGTGGAAGACCATCAAGCGTTCAAGCAATCGTTTTATATCATGCGTCATTGGTTAAATTATGCAAAGAAATTAGAATTCTCTGATGATCCCAACGTCTATTACGTTATCCAGACTATCGATATTGGGGATGCAGAAAACGATATCGTTGAATGGGGAGAGTTCGATGTAAACATTACTGCGAAACCATTCGCAAGAGTTCAAGAAGATGTGCCTATAACTGTAGATAAGCCACAGTCATTTAGTTTGCTGAATAATAGTTTAGAAGAAAGTTTTCCAAAGATTATCATCACTCCTTCAGCTACTTCATGCCAGTTCATCTTAAATGATTATGTGTTTAGTTTCGAAGGCTTAGTAGCAGGAACTGATGTAGTCATTGATAGTGATTTGATGCTTTGCTACGAAGAGCAATCGGACGGAGATATTTTAGATCGATCCAATAAAATGAAGACCATGCAATATCCGACATTGCAAGTGGATATTAATCATTTTAATTGTACTGGTTTGAGCAAAATACAAATTTATCGTAATGGGTTAAGGTAGGTGAAATAGATGATCGATAATTTAATAACTATTTACGATAAAAATGACGCGAATAATTTAGCTGAACATTTATATGATACGCAAGGTTTAGGCGCTTTGTCAGACTGGTTAACAGCCACTGTTAGCAATAAACTAAACGGAGCCGAGATATTTCAGGGTACTTATCCAATAAGCGGAACTAATGCAGATTTGATTGTAGAAGGACGTATTATTCAGTGTTATGTAGATGAAAATCGAGCAAAACAACGTCTACGGATCTATTATGCAAAGACTTCTGTAATAGGAAATACGATAGAAGTAAAAGCTGAACCTATTTTCAATGATATAAGAAAAACGGTGTTGAATAAATATGACAGCGGAACAGAAAAAATCACTGCTACTCAGGCATGGCAAAATGCAAAAGTTTTAGCAAAACCAGCTATTCCTTCGCAGTTTTCTTTCTCATCGTTAGTAGATACGCTTGCTAATGTGAAGATAGAAAAGGCGAATTTTTTAGAATTCTTTGGCGGAAAGGAAGGATCTATCCTAGATCGATTTCATGGGGAATTTCTTAAAGATAATAACACATTACGTCATGAAACAAGGCTAGGTACGGATCATAAAATCAAAGCGATTTATACTAAAAACTTAACTGGTCTCGACTTAGAGATAGATGCTCAAAGTGTTTTAGTTGGAGTTTATCCATTCATTAGCAGTTCGTCAGAAGGAGAGGATGAGATCACTCTACCAGAAGAAGTCATTTTCACGGATTACGTGGAAGATTATCCTGCTGGATATGTATCTTTTGTTGATTTCAAAGACAAAGCGACTGATGTAGCCACATTAAGGGAAGCTGCTAAAGACTGGTTGAAAACAAATATAGATAAACAAAAACCACAAGTGAGTGGTTCGATTGAATTAGTACCATTAAGGCATCAGAGAGGCTATGAAAAATTTGTTGATTTAGAAAAAGTTTTGATGGGCGACGGAGTAGATGTGTATCATCCACAGTTAAAAGTGAATATGTCAGCGAGAATTGTGGAATATACGTTTAATGTTCTAACCAATTCATACGATAAATTAGTTGTAGGAAACGTCAAAACAAACTTCTTAGAAAACACAGAGAATAATGTCAGCAATTTGATTAATGATGCCATTGATCAATTGAAAAATGGTGGCGAAATCAGTGATTTAATCAATGATATTGTAGATCATCAAACTGATATGATTACTGGCCAAGATGGTGGGTATGTTTTATTAGATCCTAAAGAAGCACCTAGTCGTATTTTGATTATGGACACGCCAGATAAGAATACTGCACGGAACGTTTTGCAAATCAACAACGCGGGTATTGGTTTCTCTAAAACTGGTATTAATGGAACGTATGACACCGCATGGACGTTAGATGGCGGATTCAATGCCTCGTTTATTACAGCTGGTGAGATAGTAGGGATTACTATTAGAGGTACTACATTAATTAGTGATGGTGCTGATTATAGAACAAGTATTGCTAATGGCAAAATGACTTGGTACTCAAAAAAAGTTAACAAAGATATTATGGAGCTAGAAGCACGTGATTATGTAAGTGCTGATGCCGGTATTGTATCATACACCATGAAAACTGGTGGTGGTTTCATGATTAGAAATCCACAGGGTAACTTGGTTTTTAGTACGTGGGATAATGGTAATAACAGACCGTTTTTATCTTTTGGTGCGCCAAATTTCAGATACAGTAATGCTAGTTATATAAATGATGGTGACGGTAATTCTTTAGGTATTGATGGTAGTGCAGGTAATTCATGGGAATTTAAAGTAGCTGGTAGGACTATGAAATTTACTAGTGACGGTATGCTAACGTTACCAGGTTGTTTTTTTGGTTCATGGGAAGATGGGAAACTTGCTAGGTTTGAACAATCAACGGTACAAGTATATAAAGATTTTACTGTTAGAGGTACTAAAAACTCAACCGTACCAACAGAACATTATGGACAACGACTATTAAACGCTTATGAAACTCCAGAATATTATTTCGCTGATTATGGGGAAGCCGTTACAGGTGATGATGGTAAAGTTCGTGTTGATATTGACCCCATGTTTGCTGAGACAGTAAATCTAAGTCGGTATATGACACATGTGACACCTACAGAACTAGTTTTGTGTGCTGTTACTCATGAAGATATTGACCATTTCATCATTGAAACTAGTAAGCCAAACGTATTAGTTAGATGGAATTTAGTGGCACACCGTCTAGGGTATGAAGATATTAGATTAAAAGAGGATACAGCATATGATAGCACAGTGCTTGACCAAAAACGTTTTTAAAACGAAGACAAGGAGGTATATAAATGGCTAGCAGTTTATATAATTTGGCTTTAGATTTCAGCAAAGAATTAAACTATACCAAAGCTATTATGGCTCGCCAAGGTGATAAAGGGATTACGGTGACTGTTAAACCATTTTTAAATGGCTTGCAGATGGATACGAGTGGCGGAACATTTACTTTAAAAGGAACAACGCCATCTAACCGTTACGTAGATAGTGTCGCTACTAGTATAACTAGTGAAGAAGTCACATTTTCTCTTGATGGCACATTTATGAGTGAAGCAGGATACTATAAACACTGCTACGTAGAATATAGAAAAGATAATCAAATTTTAACGACGCAAGATATCATTTTTTTCTCACTAGGAGTGTCTGACATTTCGCAAGGCCAAGCCGATGAATATGTTTCGCAATTGGAAGAGTTGATTCGAAAGTATAATGAAACTTTTGATGCTTTTATGGCTGAAATTAAAGGTAGAGTGGATAGCTTAAATAAACAGATTACTGATTTAACTGGTCAAGCTAAAACGCTACAAGACAAGTTAGATGCTCTGAAAGAAGAAATTTCTAAATTAGGTAACTTGCAAGTGATGTACAGTAACAGCATCGACTTCGGTGACTATGACTATTCGGGGAATCCGAATTTAATAGCCAATATAAACGCTGACAGCTTCTCGCAAGGTACTGGTGCTTTATCTGTTATTGATGATGGTGACGAGGTAGTGGTTACGCTTGACCCAAACCATAAATTAGATTTATACAAAGCGAAAAGTCAACCAGCTCTGGTAGTAGGCGAAACATATAACATGAGCGTAGAAATTATGTTAGAAGATGATTTCACTGGAGATCCTAGTAAGATAGCACTAAGATATTTTAAAATGCCTAATTGGGTCCCAGCACTAACTACGCATAATACATTAACTACTGCTAAGGGTGTATGGCAAAAGCTAACTGTTACAGCTAAAATGACTACTGCGATTGATAACGCTGAAAGTTGGTATATAACACTATATAATCAAGACGCCAATAACAGCCTATCTGGTAGACTACGTTTGAGACACGCTAAACTTGAAGCTGGTCCAACAGCCACACCATACCAGCCAAATCTACTCGATGCACCGTATTATTTGAGTAAGGTGGCTTTGGGTGAAAATATTGCAGATCCGAGAGTTACGTTCCCTATAAATACTAGCGAATATAGTGTTTATATTGGTTACAATACTGAAAATTATGTTTTAGGTGAAACTTATACAGTTACATTGAAAGGAACTAAACCATCTTCTGAAAGTTGGGATGTTTATCCTGATAGAGGAATAACAAAAGTGGGTACGATGAATCCTGTTGAAGGGAAAATAGATGAATGGGAACTAACATTTACAGTTAACAAATCAACTGTAAAAAATATATTAAATATATACCAATATCCTAGTAGTGGTTTAGGTGCATGTAAAATAGATTGGATAAAACTAGAAAAAGGTGACACCCGAACTCCAAATATTAGTCAGTTTAAATACTTCGGTGAAGGCTTGAAAGCTAGTAACAATCCAAAAGATTATGTATGGGATCTAGCACCAGAATATGTCGAAGACAATCTGGCCACAGATGTTAAAATTTCTGAAATCACAGGCAAAGCAAATAATTATACCGATGGGAAAGTAGCTATTGTTAACAAAAACCTTTCAGATATATCAGCAGACTTAAATAAACAAATAGCTAATAATAAAAATAATATTGCTACTAATACAACGAATATTTCCACTAACACTACCACTATAGCTACACTACAAAACAAAAATTTATTCACGCAGAATAAAAGTACACATGGCTTAACTTGGATTGCACATAGAGGAAACAATTCAACCGCACCAGAAAATAGTATTGTAGCTTTCGAAAATGTTTATAGACACCAAGCGATAGAAACAGATATTCAGTTAACAAGTGATAATCGTTGGGTAATTATGCATGACGAAACAGTAGATAGAATAACTAATGGTACAGGAAAAATATCAGATATGACCTATGATCAATTTAGAGCCTTAAGAATTGATACAGGTGCTAATGTTGATAAGCTAACTGATGATGAAAAAATTCCACCTAATTTAGAAGAGTTTTTATTGATATGTAAAAAAAACAATAGAATACCAGTTGTTGAAATAAAAGCTACTGGCGGATATACAAAAGAACAACTTCAATTAATTAAAACTATTTCTGATGGAATTGGGATGACTGAAAAAACTATATTTATCAGTTTTAACTACGATATGTTAGTTTTAATGCGAGAGATATTTCCTTTTAACGAATTACAGTGGGTATATCAAGGTACAATTAATACAGATGTTATTACAAAATTAAAAACGCTCGGTTTACCTTGCGGTTTAGATATAAATGAAAATAATGCGTCTCTAACTAAAGATAATGTAAACTTGCTACATGCTAATCGCTTGAAAATTGGCGCGTGGACTGTTGGATATAATTCATTTGAAAAGATGAAAGACTTAGGAATAGATTATATCACTACGAATAGTCCATCTGGTTATTTAAAATATGCCGAATTAAGTTTGCTTAACGGTTTTACACCTACTAATGATAATGGCCAAGTCCCACAGTTTGCAGCAGAGTTAGAAGGAGGATATGTTTTTCTAAGCTTCAATGTAAAAGATGGAACAAATAATAATCAATTAACAGAAATTGCCAAACTACCTGATTGGGCTATCCCTCATGAAAAACAATATAATCAGTGTATGATACGGACGTCTAGCGGTGTATCACTAGCTACTTTTGATACGCAGGGATGGAAACATTCTACGGGTGTAACTGAAGGTACAATTACTATTGGCTTAGGCTGGTCTTCAAGAACTACCTGGGCCGCAGGTCAATGTATTTATAAAATAGATTAACTTTGCTATCAACACGCTCAATAGAGGGTGTTTTTTATTTTGCAATGAAAGGAGGCTAGTTGGTTGAAAGACGAAGCAATACAAGACGTGGTAGAACGCTTAGTGCGTATTGAAACGAAACTGGATAATTACGAATCATTACGCGAAAAAGCGGAAAGTGCAAAAGATAGAGCGGATCAGGCATATTCTATTGCGCTTAATAATGCGGAAGATATCAAAGAAATGAAAGCCAATAATAAATGGTCGTGGGGTTACATGATCGGTTTAGGCATTACGATCATTGGCTATTTCTTGACTAAATTGTAAAGGAGGTGAGAAGAAATGATTTTACCCGATAAGTATTATCAAGTCATTAAATGGACGGTTTTAACAGTTTTACCAGCTGCATCTGTTTTAGTAGCCACGTTAGGAAAAGCATATGGATGGAATGGAACAGATATGACAGTACTTACTATCAATGCAGTAGCAACATTTTTAGGTGTTATCACTGGTGTGTCGGCTTATAATTTGAAAAAATAGGAGGAAACAAATGAAAAAGAAAATTACTATTACTGCGATGAGCCTATTAACGGCTCTTTTTTTATTGCCAATTAATGGGTTTGCTTATACGATCAATAATGAATTTAATTTGGGCGCAAATGAAGGCAGCTCACAAATAGCAAATAATCAGTACATTTTACTGCATGAAACGGCTAATGAAACAGCAACAGGACGCAATGAAGCGCAGTACATGCAACGTTCATGGACTAGCGCTTATACTGCTTACATTGTGGGAGACGGTGGAATTGTTTACCAAGTCGGACAACCTGGTTATGTACAGTACGGTGCTGGTTCGTATGCTAATGCTAACAGTCCTGTGCAGATTGAGTTACAGCACACACATGATAAAGCAACGTTTGAGAAAAACTATAAGGCATACGTTGAATTGGCTAGAGATTCAGCAAAGAAATATGGTATTCCATTAACATTGGACACGCCTTATAACCAACCAGGAATTAAATCACATTTATGGGTAACACAAAATATTTGGGGTGATCATACGGATCCTTACGGTTATCTTTCTGAAATGGGCGTAAGTAAAGAAAAATTAGCATATGATTTAGCTCATGGATTTACCGATAAAAATCCGACAACTTCAGATGATAAACCAGTTATTGATCCAACTAGAGCAGGTGCAGCAAATCCTACGCTGACAGATGGAACAAATTACGCCCACATTGATCAGTTCGGAGAAATCGAAAACGCAAACTTGCATGTAGCTGGGTGGCACATTGCTAATTATAAATACGAGTATATCTTCATTATGGACTACAATACTGGAAAAAAACTAGCTAGAGTAAGAGCTGATGGAATATATAGACCAGATGTAAATCAAGCTTATAATACTTCTGGAAATGTTGGTTATCATGTATCTTTCAATATGCGTAACTTCCCTAATAAAAAAGTTTACGTAATGATGCGTGCAACAAACGATCCAACAGGAAACACTAAAGGCGGAGCGCAAGATTTCCATGACAAGCGTTGGTATTTAAATATTCCGCAACGATAAAAATAGCCCCTCGTTGAGGGGCGGTATATAAAAATTTAAATTTCTATATGTGTAATCAAAATATATGGTATTCGCTTTAAATATATATTATACTAAAGTTGAAGATGATCATAGAAAGGGAGTAGAGAACATGATAGTGTACAAATCAATTGAAATGTTGGAAAATTTATCAGAAAATGATTTGAAACATTTTGCATCTCTATTTTCTAATAAACAATCTTTCATAGAAAAAAATGGAAAACCTTTTTTATGCATCCCATATAATCCAGATACTTATTATTTAAATCAAAAAGAAATAAGCATAGCCTTTGAAGAAGGTAAATTTCAGCCTTTAGTAGTTACAAATTATAAATTTTTAGCTTTACTATTGTGGACGTCTAAAAAAAGTGAATTTGTATTTACTGATTTTTCTTTTAAGGAAGATGGCGAAGAAGCGGAATCAGAAAAAACAACTGTTCAAGATATGATTTCTGAGGGTGATGATGTTAAGACTGTATCTGATTTTTTAAAGGATAATAGTCAAAAAATTCAGTATATAGAGCTTTGCATGGTAAATCAAAAGAATAAAATACGTATCTTTTCAAATGGTAACATAGCTTTATCAAATAGTTTTGATAAAGCTATGTATTCACTTGTGACTGATATAGTAGAATTTCTTTTTACGGGAAATGTGAGTTAATATGTTTAAGCAGATAAAATCAAAAGGTTTCGATGCTTTTGCTACATTTTTAGGAAGTTTAATTGCTCTATATTTATCTGATAAATTTTCGCCTGTGTTATTATCGTTATGTAATTTTTTGAATCTAACAAAAGATACTACAGGAAAAATTGAGAGTATGGTCTTTTCTTTGCTCGTTGCTATAGGTTTTATAGTAATTTTATCTATATGGATTACAATCAAGTGGTTTTTGTCTAACTTTTCATCACCAAAAATACAAGTGTCTTTTTTTAATCAAAAAAATAAAGTGATAAATGAATTAGATATGAAAGACGAGATTGAAGAACCACATTATTTGAAAATTTGCTTTAATGCAAAATTTAGTAGGTTTCAACTCTGGTTTATAAAGAAAATTTTAAAAGCAAATCTTGTTATTACACTGAATCCTCAAATGTGTTCTATTGAATTAGCAGAAGGTTTTTTAGCAAATAGTGAGGATTTTTATTTGAAAAATCAATCTTTATATTTTGATATTTTTTCAAAATATAAAGCATCTAAAGTATCTACAACAGTTTACATCGAATTAAGTCTTCTTCTAGTCTTACCTGCAAAAGGAGAAGTAAAAATGGAATTAGATTTATCTCGAACTAATAGCGTGTTTAAATATTTATTTATGAATTATTGTAAGTTCAATATGAGTAAGCTTTCGATTGAAGGGTAGGAGTAGTAATATGAATTATCTAGCAAAAAATCAACGGTATACACTTTTAAAGTTAAATAAAGAATTTAGTACACTGGATGATATTAATACAGACATATTAACTAAAGTTTATAAAGATCCTCTAACTGTAAAAAAAATACCAGAAGATACTCCAGAAGATGAAAGAATTTTTATTTATAAATGGATAAACATCTCAGATGTAGAAGAAGTTAAATTTGATGAAAAAGAAGAGACATTTACATATATCAAAGCGACTGCAAAGTGTGAGTTTAGTACTCGTAGAGTACTTGACCAATCTTCTGGCGAATTACTTCCTAAAGAAAAAAGATTAAATACCGCTAATACAGATGTTATCTTTATAAATACTAACGAAGGGATTTACGCTATTCTGTTTTCTTCTGAATTTTATGAATTGCGTCGTATAAAAAGACTTATTGGTGAGAAAAACATTGAGCCGCTTTCATCGATACATCAAACAGACTCAGATTTATTCCACTGGTTATTTTACAAACGAATAATGGAAGAATTTGATTTAAATGATGATATCACGCTAGATAATATTAATGGTTTTACAGGTACTGTCCTTAGTGAAGAAAATCAATTTGAAGGAACTAGTATACAAACTGCTGAATTAATTATAACAAAAGCTTTTATTACAAATGGCTACCCAATTAATTCTATAAAAATTGATTTGCAGATGAATTTAGCTACAATTAACTTTTTTTTGAACGAGATTTCGGATGGAAAAGAATTAATAACAGTTGTTCAAAAAAATTCTAGTTTGTACACTATGTTAAATAACGAAGAAATTGAATATGTGATTCCTATATATGTATTCTTTTATCTAATACCTGAAATTGTAGAATTATATAGAAAACAAGAAGCGGAATTTTTATCTAAATCTAAAACCAACTTTTTAACAGAAATAGGTATAGAAGTTATCAAAACAATTATGGCAAAAAATAGTATTGAGATTGAAGATATAAAGTAAAATGTGATAATACGTTTTAAATATAAAAACGATAATGTATTCTTTTATAAAAAAACTCTCAATATATTAATAAGTGAGAGTTTTTTTCGTTCTTTAATCAATTGTTCCAACTTTTCCAGATCCTCAAGAGTAGCCTTGTTTCTAATAAAACCACGAGCAGTGCTGCGTTGAGCTAAATAGGTTCGCTTTATATATTGACAACTTTTTTTGTTCTGCTATTAACTCTTTTAAATGTTAACCCTACTTCTTTGTATTAAACCGCATATTGAATATTTATCCTTGTGTTAGCATTACATCCATGTTATAGTAAATAAGTAATCTAATTTGAAACGTAATCTGAGCGATATATTCACACTATAAAAACTCCTTTTACAAAGTAATATTAATTGCAACAAAACACGTATTATATACGTATCAGGAGGAAATATATATGAATAACGGTACAGTAAAATGGTTTAACTCAGACAAAGGTTTTGGATTTATCACTGGAGAAGATGGAAATGACGTATTTGCACATTTCTCAGCGATCCAGGGAGAAGGCTTCAAGTCTTTAGATGAAGGCCAAGCAGTTACTTATGATATTGAAGAAGGTCAACGTGGCCCTCAAGCAGTAAATATTGTAAAATAATGTTGAACTTTAAACACCTCATTTGAGGTGTTTTTTTATTTTAAGCTAGATACCGTAATTATTGCTAGCAATTTAGAGTAGTTCGTTACTAATTAAGGAGCAAATAAAATTATTATAATATAAAAAATTAAGCAAATAATAGACTAAAAAATAACTATGTGAGATAATAAACATAGAAAAAAGCTTCAGATACTCCGTCACCCTAGAGTCTTTCCCCAAAAAGATAAGTATCTGAAGCTTTTTTCTTTTTATGACTTGGAAATAATAGCATAAAATAATATATTTTACAAAGAATAAGTACAATCTAGTTTTTTGCTATTAAATGTGTAATAATTAATGTGCCATCACAACAAAGAATGAAACTCATTATTATCTAGTCTATGTCCATTCTTTTTGTTTGCAGTAGTTGTGATGGCTTTCCGTACCTTTAGCTCAGTGGGTTAGAGCAGACGGCTCATAACCGTCCGGTCGTAGGTTCGAGTCCTAAAGGGTACCTTAATGTAGCCATTTGAATCGTTATGTGTTAGAATTTTTTTGAAGAGTATTATACAAGCTAAAGCTTTTCTCCATTGCCACTCAAATGAGTGGCTTTTTTATGTATCCTTTTATGGATTAATGAAAGGATGTTTCACATAGTTATACTTCTGTATATTTGAAAAGTTTTACTTTGACTTTTAAAATAGAAAGACATTTTGGTTAAATTGTGAGATAATAATAAAGAAGAGTTTAAAGCGTTCCCCAAAAACCACTCCCCCATAAGTGTGTTACGCTTTAAACTCTTTTATACTTGAAGCTATTAAAAAGCATACCATATAACTGTAAAAAATAGTGGGAAAAAGACTTATAATTGGAGTGATAGTTAATTAGTGACTTATTTTTGATTTTATAGCACTGATACTATAAAATATAGATATCATCATATTACACAATCTTAATACTAACTTAAAAAATATCTCCTTTCATAAGTATGGTGATAAAATCCGTTCCGGGCTACCTTTTTAGGTAGCCTACTTTAATCTTTGTATCTTTCTGGATCAACGAAAGTATACTTTATATAGTCATAACGCCGATGATCGCTTCGTGCGTCTGGCACGTCAGTCACGATATCAAACAAAAAGTATACATCCTTCTTCATTCTAGTTTTCGCAGCAGGAATTTTGAAATAGTTCTTATTAGAATAGTAGAGATTGATTAATAAGCTATCTTCGATTGCTAAAAAGAAAACTTCTGAATCCCACACCTTATAAAAATCTTTGACAAATCTATTCGAAGGATCAAATTTAAACCATAATTGTGTTTTTCCTTCCATCAACATAATGTTCACCTCAAAAAGAGTATACGAACTAATGTTCTTTTTGTAAAGGTGGAATTTATTATACTAAATAAATAGGTGAACAAGTACTTGTGCCAAATTAAGTGCCAAAAAAAATCGAATTTAATAAAACACAAACAAGAAGGAATCCTATTATGATAACATTTCTTATAATAACAAATACAACAGAAGACATGTAATAGTTAGTCAGGAACGTACAAATAACCCCTGTATCCTTTGTGATACAGGTTTTTTTATTTTAAAACAACGAAAATTAAATATTTTATAATTAAAAAAACTTCATTTTTTATTGATATAAGGGTATAATTTTTATTGAAGGAAGGCGATAAAAAAACATTTCATTAAAACGGAAAGTAAAAAATAAAAATAAAAATGAAAGAGGGAGAAAAATTAAAAAAATGGATTCTTAGCGCTACATTGATTATTTTACTTAGGGCTTTCGCAGATGTAAGGGTAATAGAACAAAGTGGTTTTACTGGTAGGCGCGTAGCTTTTCCAATGCTATGAAGCTAGAGCCTTTCTAGTGGGCATAAGTATGTTTGACTTCTTATGCTAATCTGGACACATAATGTACAGGCGCACTACATAGAGAATCACGAAAGTGGGATAGTACTAAGTATAGTTGATACAAACAGCACTTCACAGCTAGAATAATTGGAAAGTCAGAAGTTTTTTGTTCGATTTGAAATACCTAGTTAGTTTGAATACGTACATAAAGAATCTTCTTATTTAGCACTTAATAAAAAATATAAAAAACATTTAAAAGAGAAATCAAAGGTTTTCTCAATCTTTGATAAAAAAGGAGGAAGTAGAAAATGAAAAAAGCAAAATTGATACTTAGCACAATCGTCTTGACATCTTTAAGTAGTGGGTTTTTAGGGAGTGGGACGGTGGATGCCAGTGCATATAATAATAAAGTTGTTTCGCTTCGAGCTGCTAGTGACACAACGCTTACTGTGTCACGCATACCTTATAATCCTATTCTATATTTTGAAATTGGAATGGAAAATTATAATCAATCTGACTCAACCCAACGTTGGGTAATGGAGTACAATGCAAATGCCGGTGGTTATTATATCCGGGAGCAGATTCCGGGAGGTATGAATTCTAGTCCGAATTATATTTGGAGGGATAGCAGGGGAGGAGGCTTTGTGGACTTCTCGAGTAACAGAGAGAATGTAGGGACTCTGTGGAAGTTACATTCAGCCGGACAGAACTCGTTGGGAAATATATTTTTTATAGAAAATATGTCAAGCGGGACCTATTTGAATTGGAGCAGAGGAGGTCATACTGATCTGGGGGTGTTTTCTACTGCATTTGATTGGAATCGTGAGCAAAGATTCATTGTGCAAGTTGAAGGAGAAGTTTAAAAGATAAAATGGAAGTACACTAATACATTCAATCTTTTTGACTTATATCTAGAGAGTGGGGCAATAATCAGATTTTTTTCTGACTATTGTCCCACTCTCTTTTTTATATGTTTTTTTTATTTTATTTGTGCTAACAAGATTTTGCTCAAGCCCAATCTCCATTACGGAAAATCGGTACTGTAGAACCGTCTTCGCGGATTCCATCGATATCCATCTTGTCAGATCCTACCATGAAATCTACGTGGGTTTGACTTCTATTCAAACCAGCTTCTGCTAATTCCTCGTCGGACATTTCTGTACCGCCTTTCACACTGAAGGCATAAGCAGACCCTAAGGCTAAATGGTTCGATGCGTTTTCATCAAATAATGTATTGAAGAAAATGATACCAGATTGAGAAATAGGGGAAGGGTCGGGAACAAGTGCCACTTCTCCTAGACGACGCGCACCTTCATCGGTATCAAGCAATTTTGCTAAGACATCTTCGCCTTGTTCGGCAGAAAAGTCAACTACTTTTCCATCTTTGAAAGTAAATTTCATACCAGAGATGATCGTACCAGCATAACTTAGCGGTTTTGTGCTTGAAATATACCCATCTACTCGATGACTGTCAGGTGCGGTGAACACTTCTTCTGTTGGCATATTTGCCATGAATTTTTTTCCTCGAGCATTGTAGCTTCCAGCACCTTCCCAAAGATGGTTTTTAGGCAATCCAATGATGATATCCGTACCAGGAGCAGTGTAGTGCAGGGCAGAAAATTGTTCTTGATTCAATTCTTCTGCTTTTTTTGCTAATTTCTCATCGTGTTTTTTCCATGCTAAAACAGGGTCTTCTTCGTAGACACGAGTTGTTTTGAAAATTTGATCCCATAATGCATCAACTTGTTCTTCTTCTGGCAGATCTGGAAAAACTTTTGCTGCCCATTGTTTACCAGCAGCAGCTACAACAGTCCAACTGACTTTATTTGCCTGAGTTGCCTTGCGCAAATTCATTAGTGCTTTACCGGCAGCTGCTTGATAAGATGCTACTCGTTGGCTGTCTACACCGGCAAACGCATCAGGGTCGGCAGAAACGACACTGATCCTGCTTGCTCCTTTTTCAAGCCATTCATCCGCTTGATCGATTTTAGATTGTGGTACATTCTCAATACGATCTGTTGCTGCATGTAAAAGAAATTCTCTTTGAATCTGATCATCCGTCCATTGAACGATGACTTCAGCAGCTCCTAATTTGTAAGCTTCTTGTGTGATCAAGCGAGCAAGGGGTGCTTGGTCCACACTGATCTGTAAAACGACTGTGTGACCTTTTTCTGTGGCCACGCCAGTTTCTGCAATTAAGCGTGCATATTTTTTTAGAAGTTCATTAAAATCGGATAACAT